TTCGATCATGGCTAAGTCTGCCATCTTGGAAGTTCGGGCATCACCGGCAAGTTCGAGCTGATTCACTACCACACCTGAGTAGTTCACTTCCACCGGTAGCGTAGTCAATGCTTCCTCTATCGTGAGCTTTGCAATCGCAGGTCGGAGGTAGTTTTCAACCAGTTTTTTGTTTTCTGGTGAAAGATTGGCGTCCGATATCTGAGCAATCAGCTCATTATACATCTCTTCCGGGAGCACTGCTTTGATAGACTGCTCCTGAATGTCAATCATAATCGTTCGGAGTGCCTGAAATGTGAGCGATGATCCCTGAATATTCTCTCCTGACTGCTCAAACTCCATAGCCGAACGGATCATCAAGCCTTTCTTTTTGGCATAATAGGCAGATCCAAGCCACTCGGGATAGTCCTGGGTGTGGGTTTCAAGCTCCAAAAGGAATGATTCTACTGCTTTGAACCCACGATTTGCAGCCACATCTCGGAATCTCATCACCTGTCCGCCGTATGCGGCTTTCTCCGTGGTCGTCTCGGTACGCATAATACCGGAATCAGAGACGAGTACTTCTATCTCGGGACCTGCTTTCCATACCGCAAGGCAAGCAAGTGCAGCCGTCACATACGGCGCAATCTTTTCCAGTCTTGGAGTCAAGTTGTTTGTATTCGTAGCCGTTATGATTTCCTGAAGCAAATCAGACCCGAGGTAGAATGTGAGATCCTGCATCTCCACTTCGTTCAGTGCGGGAAGCAGCGTCTTGATGTCAAGTCCATTTGCTACACGGATGTAGTTTTGAACTTCTGCGATGGTGGTAATAAGTTGTGCCATTACGAGGATTGTTGTACAGGTTCAGCCATAGGATTCTTTGACGGCGGTAGATCCGCAGCGGCAGAACTTGAAGCGTTCAGCGAGTTTCGGGATTTATAGCAGTAGGAGGGCCACTTGTTGAAAGTGCCTATCCATGACAGTGGCTCCAAGAGTATGTCTTGATGGGATCGGATCGTGTCGAGATAAATATTGAACGCTACTCGCTTGTCAGAGCCAGAACCAGCGCCAAGTTTTGAACCGGGTTGTGCTCCGACAATAGCGGGATCCATTCCAAGAGAATACAACAAATGAGATGATGCCTCATTTGAGTCCTCGATGTACAGGCCATCCTTTATTTTGTTATCAACTGCATCGATTCTCCAGCCTTGATATTCTTTTTGATGGGCTGGATCAGAGATGTAAGTGACCATCATGGAGTTTCCGGCTGCCTCGTCTCCTTTGAAGAAAGATTCAAATCGGTCAATCTCAAGATTCTGAACAGCCAGTCGATCTTTTTGATCCATCTTGGAAAAGCCCGGATACTTCCATTCCCACCACCAGCTCGGTACCTGAATCAGACTCTTCAATGAGATCTGATTCTTCATGAGTGCCTTTTTGAATTTGGGAATGGATTGCGCTACGTCAAGCCATCCCGACTCACGCGCTGCATTCCAATCGACTAAGGGATAGTGAATCTCATCCTCAGTAGGATAGGCAAGCGGATAAATCAATTTGAAATCTATCCCTGCTCGATAGCTTTCAGGATCTGCATAGATGTCGATGAGTGTAAGTTTCTCGACATAATCAGATTGCACACTCATCACTGATTCCCAATCAGCACACACATATCCATTTGGTATTTGCCCTGATTCATTAGGCTTCGCAAATCTAAAGTGAGCGGTTTTGTAACAGGATAAGGAATACACCTCAGATCGATCCGCCGTAAATATGAGTTTCGGTACTGCGAAGTAGAAGTAATAAAAGTTTCTCAGCGCTTCAATGTAGTAGCGGTGGATATGTGATCGCTTAAAGAAAGCTTCGACCTTTGGATCAATGACTCTTCGGAATTTCACATTGCCATTCCCATCGTCTTCATTGAATCCGTAGATGATTTCATCATAGGCAATCTCCGCCTGCTTCTTCAGCGTAGGACCGATGATTGTATTCTTACGAATCTCTTTCAAGACTCGCTGAGGAAATAGATTGTCGGTACCCCACATGACTATCTCCGAAGATTCATTGGATTTGATAGTCGGTACCTTCATCAAGTGATGAGCTTTCGAATCAATTGTCTTCCAAATATTCCCTGAGGCTTTGGAATACACCACCCCGGGATTAATCCCTTCAATTACATTGCTCATATTAATAGAATACTTTTTGTCCGTTGAATTCGAGAAGTAATCGGATGTGAAATTTTCGCCTCATGCCATTTTGCAGCAACACATTGCGAGTGGCATTTGTATAGTGCTTTGGTTTTTTTGAAAATTCAGTAACAGGCAATTGAGGTTTTTCAAAACCTGATTCCCTAGCATTCTTTTGATTGAATGACAGCATTACATTCTCCAATTTTATTATTTCACCACCTGTTTTCCTGTTAGTATCACAGGTCACAAATGTGATCGAGAAAGGATTTTCGGTTTCCATTTCTGCCATCGCATCTTTGAGATGAATAATTTTCATATTCAAATATGAATAGAGTATCCAATGATATAGAGGACATGCAAAATCCAGTTTATTCTAAATTTTTATATCTGCAAACCAAAAAGTTACAAAAATTTGATATTTAGATTTTTATAAACGATACGTTCCCAGCATACTGCAAAATCGCAGGATCGTCCCAGCCATGATCTGTGGGAATTTGGCAATTTCTTTCAAAAAAAAAGGATATACGAACGCGGTCGGATATCCTTTCACTATAGTTTAAATCTTGTTTTTAATTCCCGATGTAAGCAGGCATCGTTGAGAAGGGATCGCGAACTATCCCAGTCAGATTGTAGTCAGCGGTGTCGCTTAGGTGAGTAGCTTCCTCTTGAGGTATGAGTGCATTGCGTTCACTGCTCTTATTCTTTTCGATTCCATTCCTTCCTTCTTTTGCAGGAGCATTCTGCATGGATATAAATGTGGCGTTGCAATTATCAAGATTGAATTCTACCAATGGAAGTGATGGATCAGTAGGCTTACCCTTCTTGGCATTGCTACTGTTCTGAAGCACCTTCCCCCACAATAGGTATCGCTCCATCTGACCCAATGGTACTGATTCATAACTGAGGTAAACTATCCATCCTCTGGCCTCAAGGATCTTAGAGAACTGCTCGGCATAGGTGAGCTTACTATTAGCATGATGTACGTTACCATCGTGACCATAGCTCATATAGACTTCCTTCTTGTTGTGGTAGTGGTAGTAGTCACAGAAGTCATTGGCTAACTTATCCAGCAACTCACCCTTGACATAGAGGTCTTTGATGAATCTGAGTGTGTTGATGCTTAGTAGGTATTGGGTGATCGTGAGGCTATTGATATGACTACCCCAGTCGACCGCTATCCTTAAGGGCTGACCTCCTACCAGGTCGCTATCCATACGGCAATCGGCGGTCTTAATGGCTGCTCCATCTTGAGTAAGACCTGATATATATCCCTGATCAAACTTATTGGAATAGCCGTGATCTGTCCGGTTAAGTAAGAAATAGAAGCCTGATTCAATGCCCTCAGGGAACCAGTTCAGCATCTCCACCATAAAGATGAAGTCCAATAGAGTTCGCCGCATCTCCTTGATATAGGCCCAGCCTACATTCTCGATATTATCGAATACATCGGCCTCCATATACAGGAAACCATTCTTATTCTTATACCAGCGCAATTGGCGCTTGAGCTTAAGAATCTGCTCCCATAATTCGGACATTCTACCCTTATCAGGGCAGTCCACCAACTCTTTTTCCTTCTCTACAATCTGCTGACGTATAGCCCTGAAATTGAATCCATCGTCTTCGTAATACTTGCCTGAATCAAGCATCCATTTGAATTCATGGCCATATCCCATCGAGGAGAAAAAGAAGCTTCCATGATGAAATGGGATGTGCTTAAAATACCGCATATTTCCGCGATTGGTAGGTACCACCTCAGAGTCCATGCGTTCCTTGTTGATTTCCAAGGCCTCATCTCCCAGATAGCCATCTATTGACAGTCCTCGAATAGTGGAGCCACCACCATCAAGCGATACCAGGTGAAAGAAGGTGCCGTTCCGAAAAGTGATGCAATGATCATAGTCCAATGGTGGGGAAAATGGGCTTTCAAACCGTGAATTTTTAGGTGGCCTTTTTCTGACAAAGAAATCCCTATCCTGCTTATAACCAAAAACACTCTCCAAAGTGGCTATGGTAGTCGGAAGGGTTCTTGTCAATAACTGCTTATAGGATTTTCCGATAATTGCCCAGCTGGATCGAGGCATCCACTTCACAATCATGTGAATTAGCCAAGCTATCAAAAAGGATTTTCCAGTACCTCTGGACCATATGTTTTTGGCAGAAAATGACTTAAGTACTTGGAAAATCTGCTGAGGTTTATTGAATACCGTTTGTGTTGCTTTCAGCATTTTTATTCTGATACATTTTTAGCATCATCTACGATTTGCATGAATTTACCAGAATCCACTTCTTGTCCCTGCACCGCCTCAATCACCTCATTAGCGATATCTTCAGGCAAATCTTCGTAATGATCCAAATCAATAGTCCTGGGAGATTGGCCATCAATTCCCGTTTGGATAATCAATACAAATCGAGAGGTCACGGTGTCAGTATCTCCGGTGTCTGAGATATTGTGTAGATCCCTTCTTATTTCCCTCATTTCGGCTATGGATCGATTCATCTCTTTGACATCCTTTTTTTGCGCTGCTAATTGGAAGGTTTTCATTGCGTATTCTGACAATAATACCAAGGATGCATGATAGGGTACCTCATTCAGATCTCCCCAAATTCTAGTCGCATTTTTCAAATCATACCAAGCGGTACGTGTGCTAATCGTGCCAATGTCAGGATCTTCAGTACACATTTTGACGTGTGCTTCGACTGCCTGAGATGGTGAATGATAGTTTAGTAGCAATCCCCAGATTTTCAGCCATCGTTTCATAATGATATGATCCCCTTTATGAAGCGATTCTTTTTCAATCTTGCTGATCATGAATCCGGCTATCCTGTCCTCAGGAGTATCCATTTTCACTTCGATTTTACCGCGATTCTCGGGGAATAGACTACTCATAATTCATCGATTTTAGTCGGTTTTCTATTGCTGTGTTTTGTCGGGTTCTACGGCTCACCTCTCCCAGCTTATCTTCTCGCTTCCTGTTTTTCGTGATATAGGTCATATTGTTATTGACCGTTTGATGGAGATCCCATGCATTGATGGGAATGTCGAGTTCTTGAATATCATTCTCCACCTCGCCTGATGGCAGCTGACCGTGATCATACCATCCGTCCAGCTTGGTACCAATAGCTAAAATGGCTAAGGATATCTTGTGCCTGTCAGACTTGGAAGTAGTATGAAATAATGACTCATGATATTGGCTCCTTTTTCGGATCAGCTCAAGCACCGGCTTTGGAGTGATTACCTGCTTTGATTCCTGATCTGGATTTTTCGCTACTTCTTTGGCTGATTTGTCGATTGTATTCCCAGAGATCAATTCCAGAGCAGCTGCTAGTTTCTTTCGCGTGAATGAAGTCTCGGGTAAGTCAAAAATAGTAAGCAATACCGCATCTGATCCATACTTCCGATATAGCGCTACCCCCTTGGAATAGTCTTGATCTTGCAGCCATCTATCAATATCGTCCATCACAATAGCTGATCAATGCGAGTGAAAAACTGCAATTCAAATTCGGGCTTGATTAGTTTCTTAACATAAGCCTTCACCCCTATTTTTCCATTACTGTCAAATGCTGATTTTAACCGATTATAGTGATTCACTTCGTATAATCTACAGAGAGATTTATATTTCTGTTTTGGCAAATTCTTGGAAATTTCCAGTAGGGTTTGGGTTGTTTTTTTGGTTCGCTTCATGTCTCAAACCTAAGGGTTGGAAATTGCCAATTGGAGGACATAAAAAAACCATCCCAAACATGGGATGGTTTTTACAACCAATCTTAAAACCCTAATATTTAACCTTTAATCTCTTGAGTTGCTTTTGAAGCGTTATCGGGTGATTTCTTCTTCAAGTACTTCCCTTCAGCTGCTAACTTGTCGGCATCCTCCATACTGATCGTGGTGAGATCATAAGAGCCTTTTGATTTTCCCGAAGCAATCATCACTACAGTAGGTACGATGAGTGCTTCGTACTTCTTCGCCACATGCTCAGGAAGTGACGGAACTTTATTTTTTGATTTTTCCATGGTTAGACTACATCCGGTAGAGGATAATATACAATATCTCCCTCATAGAAGTATGGCTTACCGAAGTTGGAAATCGTAGCAGTCACGCCCTGATATCCACCATCGACTTTGCCTGAACCGAACGAGAACATAATCTCTGCTTCGAGTCCATCCTCTCCCATCTGAATCCACTCACCAGCCAAAGTCTGCTGAAGTACGATCCAATCTCCATTTTTTCGGGATTGGAAAAACTCCACAATCTCAGCTGTCAAGCCTGGATGCTGGGCTACCAGACTCGGATTATTAGTTCGAGACTCTCGGTCACCTACATTCTCACCCGTAAGCTCAGCGGTGGCCAATGTAGAGTGAAATGGGATAAAACCCTTTCCCACAATAAATTCGTGACTTTCGGTGATCCTGAGCGTATCTCCAGGCAAAAGAAATGGTCCAGCAGGTGCTTTCAATCCTGTCAATGGTATAAACCAATCGCGCTCTGCAATCAGTATATTTTTACGAAGACCAGGAGCATTGTCCCTTATCTTGTTTTTCTTCAGCGATTCAAAGCCCATTAGTTGCCTCCTTTTTCTCTCAAGCAGGAATATCCCTTCTTGATGCAGTGTTCAATCAGCTTTTTGTCTTCTTTCAAAGCCTCAAGCGTGATCACTATATTTTTGCCTTCAAACCGAGCTCTTGATTTTGGATCAATCAACTCGTATTTTTTACCCTTATGAGTCAAAACAGGATAGGACCCTAGATCCTCATTCTCCTGCTCTTTCAGTGCCAGTTCATCATTGAGACTTTTTACAGCCTCTTTCAATGTGGCGTTTTCTTTCAATACCGCATTCGCTTTGGCTATTGCCTCATTTGCTACGGTCAGCTCCAATACGAGCTTTTTATTTTCTCCTTGAATAGCTTTTGCTTCTTCAAGTGTCAGTTCTTTTTCAGCCATTGAATAGTTTAATTAAAAGTGAAATTTATGAGATCCAGTTGCCCGGATCTCATAAATCAATTAGGAATATCTCTCCGTGATAAGCTCCGCTGTGATCAAAGCACCTCGGTCATTATGCACTACCAGTTCAGGCACGTCAAAGGTGCTTACCTTCTTCCAGTCGGTCATGATCTTCACAGATCTGTCCGCTTTCTGAAGGTCAAATATCCCATTGCTTTCTTTCGCAATAGGTCTGATTCGATTCAAGGCAGGAGTCATCCAAACAAAATCTCCTGCACCTACCATGGAGTGCAGTGACTGCACTTTGATAATAGATTTATCGATCAATAATAGATCTGCTTCCTGAGCATAACTCTTGTTGTATTTCTCTCTTCTACCGTCGATGTAACGATTCTTAAGCGCTTCCTCCATGAATAGAAAATCCATTTTTCTGCGAAGCTTCGGCTCAACTGCCTGAATCCACTCTTCGACTTCAGTTACAAACTCCAAAGGATCGGTTGACCATACACCTGAGTTGTTCATAGTGGATCTACCGGCAGCTCTCATCTTCGCTATGATGGTGTGAATTCCATTTACAGCCGCATTCGCAGGAGTAGCCGTAGTATCGTTTGCAAATGTTCGGACAAACGTGGTACCATTTACCGTAGGAGAGGCATTTACCCCTGTCTTTTGAAAACCCCAAAAAGACTGCTCTTCTTCCTGCTCCTCTGTAATTTTTGGTAGCAATAGGTTCACCATGTACCACATGATCACCGGCCACTTGGAGCGATCTACCTCAGCAGTAGCGGCCAAGAATCCAGCCCAAGAGTTTTTGAATCTGTCAGGAGTGAACAATTGATCCACTTTGTACTCCCCAAGCCTAGTTTCCCAAGGTTCAAAAGTACTTCCTCCTTTGGATGTGAACGGAATGCCAAATGCTTGAGTCACCTCATCTATCGTGGCAAAAGCACTTTTGTAATAATCTCCTGTGTTTGGCACAGTGGAGAAGAAAGCCTCGGTCTCAGAGGCAGCAAATAGCTGCGTCTTAATATCCCGCTCGGTTTGACCCTCAGGGGTGTATCGGGCACCAAATTCTGCGATGATCGCGTCTATATTGAAATCAGCCATTGATTATGAAAATTTAGAAATGTCGTTCAAAACTTCTTTGTTATGAGCATAGCTCATGAATTCCTCCTGCTCTGTTTTGGCAGTTTCCTCATTTCCTCCCTCAGGCTTATCCTTCTTTGGAGGCGTGTGAGTGGCACCGGCTTGCTTGCCGTATTTCTCGGCATCGGCCTTGTACTTATCCCGATCTGCCTCGGCAGTGACCAGAGATGATTTTGCAGTACTCAGGTCTGCGTTGAGCTGGGTGATGGTTGCGTTTCGGGTCTCGATCGTGCCGGTGGCAGTTTCAAGACCTGCATTCAATGCGGTCAGTCGCTCCTCTGTCACCAGTGGGGCTTCTTCCGCAGATGCCACAGCTCCAAAACCTAAGAATGACAGAATAGCCGTCATGCTAATGTTGAATTTCATGTTTGCGTTTGTTTTAGTAGTACTTGATTTTGAATTACGTGTTTCGCCTGCCGGGATCATTCCGATCAGTTCAGCGATCGCCTGGTCATAGGTAGCCAGTCCATCAATCAGCCCGGCAGCTACTGCTTGCGGTCCTGTGTACACAGCCCCTTTCATCACATCAGAGTTCACGTCGATGTCTGGTCGTCGGGAGCTCACATAGTTGATGAAGGTATCGGCAGACTCTGATAGTCTATCTATGATCCAGGCTTCCCCTTCAGGAGTAAGCTCCTCATAGGAGTTGATTGCATTTTTGAGTTCCGACTGTCGGGCACGGATGATTTTGACGTCGCCAATAGTGTTTTTGGCCACCGCTCTACGGTCGATATGGAGTGTCTGGACTCCTATTGATCCGATCATATTCGAGTTGGCCACATTTGCCAATACTCGATTGGTTGATATGGCTTGCCAGTATCCACCAGAGGCGCCATAGCCATCGATGAAGGCAAGCGTAGGAATAGTGGCGTTTCTGATTTCATCCGCCCAGTCTTCCATTCCATCTACAGAACCACCCGGACTGTCTACATAGATCAGTGCGGCTTTATACTTCCCTGATCTTTGAGCCTTGAGGAGCATCTGAGAAAGACTCATCGTTTCCATTCCATTAGATCCTCCCATTTTGGAAGTTTCCCCGATTACGGGAATCAGTGCGATTTCAGGATTGTTTTTGATGAAGAACGTCTCGGTGTCGTAGTCTCTACCGATTTGGAGGGCAGCTTCGTGTTTGGTGAAAAAATCTTCTATGGAGATGCCTTTGGAATCGGAGGCAGTTATAGCCAAAAAGTTCTCCTGAAGGTAGCCTTCATGGATAGCCATTAATTGTACTCCAAGTGTAGAAAAAGAAAATCTCATAGACATCGATTCATTGATGCTATGAAGGTAATCCTAGAAAATCAGTGGCTAGAGGACATTGGAAAAAGTGGCTGTGAGGCAGTTTTAAGCATGAAAGGGTTGATTATTTTTAGCTAAGGTGATTTATATTTTACTTGCTTCGGTGAAGAAAGTGTCTGTTTGTTCCTCCGACATATCCAGCATACCTGCCATGACTGCTATGTGAATATTATCCCGATCCCAACTAAGTGAATACTCCCAGAATATACGTAGTGTTCCATCAATTGAGTTTTCGACTGCTTCTTTGACCGCTGCTAATAAGCCCATTTGCAGTAACATCATTCGCCCTTGTGCAGGTGTAATCGAGAAGGGAATTTCTGAAATCCATTCTAACTCTACTGTGTAGCTTTCGCTGTCTTCGTTCAGCACATAGCCTTTTACCTGCCACTTTTCAAGGTTGATAGTTGAGAAATCAGGCTCGAATGAGTTGGTCTGAGGGTTTAGGTGTTTTGGTAGTTGTATCATAAAATTAAAAGCTTTTTGCTACAGTAATACTATAATTATATATCGTACCCGAAAATCCAATTGCCGTAGCTTGATTTATAATTGAGAGTGTTGAAACCTCAGTACCTATGAAACATGTTAAATTAGCGTCTGGAATAGTTAAGCCATAACCGACATTTTGTGGAGCTAGAAAAAAATGCATTTTAAGTTGAGCTCGACTCATTACTACATTAACTGCAACTGATCTTACTATTGTTTCAACACCCGAAACTTTTGTGATAACTAATAGTGAGTTAGCACTTCCCCCAAAAAATACCCAGTTGTTAGCGTCAAGGTAAAAATATATCCCGCTTCTTGATCCAAATCCAATTCTTACAAATCCTGAACGTGTTAAGAATGTATTAGGTAAAACATTTACATTTTCAATGCCTATGATGTCTCCGTTTGCAGTATTTGAGAACAAATTCCTAGATAATCCATTATATTTCCCACTGCTTCCAACTAAATTAACGTAAGATTGACCACTGTCAGCCTGACCCATCGGTTCGTTAGATGTAGTGCCTATCCTTTCGCAATTATCATATAATTCTAATATAGAAGGCTTATCAAATAATAGCGGAGTTTTTTGGTACAAAGATAAATTTGCGCCTAAATCTCTGTCCGAAACACTTTTAAAAACCGTTCCATCTGCTAGCAAAATATTACCAGCCGTTACAATATTGGACTCTCCAATAGTTCCTGTCGCCCCTTGAATGCCTTGATTTCCCTGAATACCCTGATTACCAGTATCTCCCTTAATTCCTTGATCTCCCTGAATTCCTTGATCACCTGTATCTCCTTTGATGCCCTGAATACCCTGATTACCCTGATCGCCTGTGTCGCCTTTTATACCTTGGATTCCTTGAATACCCTGATCGCCAGTGTCGCCTTTGATTCCTTGATTTCCCTGAATACCCTGATTGCCTGTGTCGCCTTTTATACCTTGGATTCCTTGAATACCCTGATCGCCAGTGTCGCCTTTGATTCCTTGATTTCCCTGAATACCCTGATCGCCTGAGTCGCCTTTTATACCTTGGATTCCTTGAATACCCTGATCGCCAGTGTCGCCTTTGATTCCTTGTTTTCCCTGAATACCCTGATCGCCTGAGTCGCCTTTATCTACTCCTCTTGATGCCAGCCATTCCGATTCAGTACCCACAAAGCCATTCTTCACCGCTATATCATAGGCAGATATCACCGCTTGCTGACCTTCGGGGGTTAGCTTAATAGGTTCTTCAATTAGTAATTCTAAGATAATTGGATTCATAACAGTTCTTTAAGGATGTTGAAATCTCCATTGCCAAGGGTGGTAGCCAGTCCGGTAAGTCCCGTGTACTCCAGCTCCCAGTCGGATCTTCCACTTCTTCCCTTTAGGTCGGTTTTGTTAAGAGGTACTGTGACTTGCTGTCCATCCACGGTCATATCTGCTATGTTCTTCAGTAGGAAGATCCGATTCCCATCGCCAATTCCAAACCTAAGCAACACGCCCGGCTGCATCGGATGCGTGGCCGGTATCGTGAATACAATCTCGGAGCTGTCCCCAGCTTGACGGGTGATCGTCTGACGTTTTTTGATGATGTATGCAGGCATGATTTGAATATACGATGACTTAGATTAGAGGAAAAGGACAGTGTTTTAGTGATCAGTGATCAGTGGGCAGTAGGCAGTGGGCAATGACTCGTATATTAGCATCTATCGGAATCGCCGGTCGGGTGATCGGCGGGGGAAGTGGAAGAAGTGGTTGTGAGGCAGTTTCTACTTCCGTTCGCTTTTTGATGTCCATTTTGATAGAATTGTAAACCCTCAAATCTTTAGGCGTTTCAATTCCGAGGGCGTCCACATTGAAGAAAGATAAGGTATAAACCTTGTTGTTCCCTCGCTTCAAGTTAATATTTACTATTCCTATTTCGTTTTGCATTTTGTTATTTGGTTTTCCAATATCTCAATTCTAGCCATTGCTTCCTGCAATGCTTTCAATGCTGCATACTGCATGTCTGTGTCATAGACAGACATTAGAGGAACGCTGTTTTTACGGGTCTCCCCAAACACATCAACATCTACAAAGCGTGGAGCTACAGACAAAACTTGCTGAGCAATTAAAGAACAGTTAAGTAAGTGTGCTTCTGGCTCCAAGTATGAGATCCTCCAACATTCATCATACCAACGAATGCCATATTGAAATTAGTGGTTTGTAGATTCACTCCTGTAATTGTGTCAACGGCAATTTGTCTGTCTATTATTAATTGGTTTGAAAATAAAGTTGCTTCTAAATATGCTTTTACTTCGCCCGACGATGTAACTGTCATAGTTCCTTTAATTAAAACATCTGCCTCATTTCCAGCAATTACCCCCCACTGCAATGCAAGATCACAATAAAAACTATTGTTATAATCAGAACCAGTAGATATTCCCCAATACACTCTAAATATTTTAGCGTTTGTATTATCACTAACAATTGTTCCGCTAGTTTCTGCTGTCATCACTCTTCTAGGTGAATAAAAAGAAGTATTCCAAGGAAAGGAATCTTGCCATAAACTTGATTTATTTACCGTTCCAATGGGTCTATTCCAATCGCCCACTTGAGCTCTGACTCCTTTTTGTATAAAAGAATTGAAATCTGATTGGGCTTGTAGCAGACTTTTTCTATAAATAAATCCATCGGAATCGGTAGCCAGATACTCTCCTGCTGAACTAAGGTAATTGATAGTTTGAATTCTTGCAGTTCCAGCAATAACTAGATTTCCACCTGAGCTTACGCCACCTAGGGAATAAATACCATTTACAGGAACTCTGCTTCTGTGACCGTAATCACTACTTACCAATAAATTATTTGTAGAGATAGGTAATGCGGCTCCAGAAGTAGTAAGGAATCTAACGTGTGAAGTTGCGGAAAGAAAATCTGTTCCATCCATCCTTATGTTACCATTTACGAATAGTTTTGCACCTGTTGCAGAGGTTGAACCAATCGATACATCACCACTTCCACCATGTATAAATAATCTAGATGCATTAGCTGTAACTAATGAAATATCATTCGCTGTTTGTGTTACAATTTGAATTGGCCCTGCAACATTTCTAAATTCTGCTAATCCACCTGCACCAGAAAATTTAATAATTCTAAAATCGTAATCTGCACCACCTGAAGCTGAATGAAAATCCATATATGCATTTCCATTTACAGTTCTACCTTGACCTAAATTAAAATTAACATCTGAAGCACCAGTTCCTTGCCCAATGTTTAGTGTTGGAACCGTAGTTGTAAAGCCTCTTGTAGTGACAGATTGCAAAGTATCTGATCCGTTAGCCAAAGGAATAAGTACGCCAAGCTCGTTAGCGATACGGATTTCTACCGCACCGCTAACTAGTCTTGCATACCAACGATTGGCAACTATTCCAGTTGTTGGAAATGATGTAACCTTCTGTACGCTAAATTCTGCCATTTTTTACTTTGATTTCTTCTACTACATCTTCACTAGTTTTGCTGCCAAAAAAGTCAAGAATTTGCTGGGCGTGAGAATTCGCCTGCGATGCCTGAGCAACATTACAATTCCCTAAAGGCATTTGGTTAATTAACTGACTGATTACGTTTAGATCGTTCTGATCTAATGTGCAAGTGTACTTTTTCTGATTGTTCATATTATAGTTTAGTTTAAATTATTACCAAGCAATTATGCCGGCATATCGCATAGTAAATGTTGGATTTCCTGCAACTCCGTCACCGTTAGCAACAGAAATTGAATTGCTGCCTGTCATAGCTCTTGATGCAACAACACCAGCCGCTGTTCTAACCGCAAAACCGTTATTTGCTAAGTTGTGAAACGCAAGAGCCAATCCTGTCAATCCTATTGTTCTGTTTGCAGATAAGTTTCCTCCTCCAGTTATTCCAGCACCATTGCTAATTGTTCTTGCCTCAGGAACATAACCAGCCGATGAATGATCACCCCAGCCAAAAGCAGTTTGGCCGTTTAAAATTCGTGGGTCGTTACCTTGCGTAACAGTATTAGCATCTGTCCCAAAAGCTCTGTTAAAACCAGTATTTTTTGTAAAAGATGGCTCCCTAGCATTAATTTGAGCTTGTATTTTTCCCATTGCAACTATCAAGTCATCAGTAGCAACGATAGCGGTATTTGACCCAATTGAAAGCCCCGATATTGGTGTGGCTAAAACTCCACCCCTAAGCCTTCCAGGACTTACGTAAGCGTTTGCATCGGTTCCAGCATTTGTTTCTATAACCGTAGCCCTTCGTACAAGACCCAATACTGTATCACTTGCCTGATCTCTATTCCCTTCAATCACATACCAACTTGCGCCAACCCCAGCCTGAGTGCCTCCCGCGTTATTGTTCAATGCATTTACTAAGTCACCGACCTGAACAACTTCACCTGAAGCTCCACCGACCCTTCCAGCAACTGTAATTATGTATGAATCTCCCTTTGTTGCAGCGGGGTAGTTTGGATTCGTTGAAGCATTTAGCGGGAGTGGAACTTTAATTCCACCAGCAACGGCAGAACTAAGGCTGTTAATTTGCCCCTGTGCTTTTTGAAAGGCCTGAAGAATACTATCCGCTGCGGTAATAGTAGTATTAGAACCTGTTGAATATCCAGCAAGGATTGTTCCTAGCACGTCCATGCCAAGTGGAATGAGTGTCCCAGCACTATCTGCAACACGTAGCGTAAAGAAAGGATTTGCCCCTTCTTTTATTAAATACCATGCGTTTGGAACAGCCGAGGCAGGTACTGAGGTTTCTTTGTATACATTTAATTCAGCCATATCTTTTTTTGTTTTACCACCCAGCCGAGCGGTATTGTCCTTTTTGATTTATTGCGCTTACTAAATTGGTTTTGTCAGCCGTGTTTAGGTCTGGTAGCTCCCCTGTTATTTCTTTTACTTCATCTCTACTGAACACGTCTATATTGTCTCTCGCTTGTGCTTTTTCAAGTTCTGTTTTGGCATCGTCTCGGTCATAGTGTACAGCGTTTGTGTCCAAAAATCCAGTTGCAGGGTCTGGCATCTCTTGCAACTTTAAAAGCTCATCCTCCGTCAAATGATACCTTTCACCCTCAATGCCTCCCTGAATTTCTTCTAAATCATTGTGAATTTTACTTCCCCCAATCTCCCGATAGTCTTCAATC